GTCGAGCGCATGGATGAGGCGGTCGAACAGGTCGCCGACGAAATCGAGATGATCTTCGAAACCGGCCTGCTCAAGCACATTGGCTTCGATCCGGTCGGCGTGAAAGAGATCGTCGAGGCGCTCGGACATCGTGGCATTTTCTCGCAGGAGAATGGCGGCCCGATCGAAGGCGTCAAACAGGGCTACACGCTGCAAGGCACGATCAAGAGCGTCGCCAACAAACTCGCCGACGGAGAGTTCCTGCACTGCGCCCAGCCGCTGATGGCCTGGTGCGTCGGCAACTGCCTGCTCAAGGGCAGCGACAACGCCCACATGATCACCAAGCAGGCCAGCGGCACCGCGAAAATTGACCCGGTCATGGCGATCTTCGACGCCGCCCACCTGATGCCGAGGGAGGAAGACCCCAAGGCCTCCGTCTACACCGCCGATCGCGGCCTCGTCGTCTTCGGATAATTCGCGCCCCAACCGGCGCACGTCATGACCCCAGAGCAGAGCGGCCCCACGAACTGCCGCCATAGGCATCACCCAACGGGCCAGCGGGCGGGGCCTGCGGCAATCCAGCCGCAGGCCCATGCCCGCCAACGTCTCCCCCGACCATCCCAAGAGGCGCAATGTCCCTGCTTTCGCGCCTCTTCGGCCGCATCAAAATCCGCTCGGAGGGCGGCTGGGCGCCCTGGGGCGCGGCGCATTCCGCCACTGGCGTCGATGTCAGCCCCGCCACCGCGCTCAACGCCACCGCCTTCCTCGCTGGCGTCACCATGCTGTGCGAGGATTTCGCCAAGCTCACGCCGAATCTCTATCGCAAGGATGCGGACGGCGCGCGCCACCCCGCGACCGACCACGAACTCTTTCCGTTGCTCTACACGCCGAACGATTGGCAGAACTATTTCGAATTCGCCGAGATGATGCAGTTCTGGCTGGTGGTGCGCGGCAACGCCTACGCCGTCAAGAAACGCAACGCGCGCGGCGACGTCATTGCCCTCATTCCCGTCGCCGCCGATTGGGTGGCGCTGTGGGAAGCGTCGGACGGCGGCCTGTTCTATCGCGTCACGCCGCTCGGCCTGCACATGATGGCCGAGCTGCACGGCCAGCCGTTTTTGATCCCGGGCGAGGATGTTTTCCACGTTCGCGGCTTCTCGATGAACGGGTTGCAGGGCGTCTCGCGCATCGCGCTCGCCAAGGAAGCCATTGGCCTTTCGCTCGCCATCGAGCGGCAGCAGGCGCAATGGATGGGACAAGGCGCGAGCGTCAACGGCATCCTGACGACCGAGCAGAAGCTGACTGACGACGCCGCGAAGCGGATGTCGCAGGATTGGAAGGACAAAAAGTCGGGCCTTCAGAACGCCGGAAAAGTGCTGGTGCTCGAACAGGGCCTGAAATGGCAGGCTACGGCGATGACCGCGGCCGACGCCGAACTGATCGCCTCGCGGGGCTTTCAGGTCGCCGAAATCGCCCGCCTGCTTCGCGTCCCTGCGCATATGATCGGCGATTTGTCACGGTCGACCAACAACAACATCACCCAGCAGGCGCAGGAATATATCAACCTGACGCTGTCCTCCTACACGACGCGCTGGGCGTGGAAACTCGATACGGAATTCGGCCTGCGCAGGCAGGGCATTTTCCTCGATTACGACATGTCGGCCCTCACCCGCGCCGACGTCACCCAGCGCTATGCCAATTACGCGCGCGGCATCATGGGCGGATTCCTGAAGCCCAACGAGGCGCGCCTCGATGACGGCCGCGACCCAGATCCGGCCGGCAACAAGCTGCTGG